AACAGACTCATCAGCTACAACAGGTTTAATTTTATGTTTGAGGGTTTCAATGAACGTATTAATCCATTGTTCATTCTTTTCCGTTAGAGGTGCACCTCGCAATTTCATGCGAACGACAAAACCCAAATTTTGGAAATGTTCATCTGAAACTTTTTCCAGCAATTCAATATCAGATTTAGGTGCTTTAATTTCTTTGAGATAAGATAAGGTAAATTTCTTACTCTCTTTTGTGTCTGAATGATAGTTGTACCAATTCAGTGCTTTGGCTAAAGATTCCGTTCCACTTTTCCAGGTGGGTTCACCTCCCGAAAGTGATTTCTCATAATCTTTAAGTGTTGTGTGTCTCATGTCAAAAATGTTTTTACAGAATCAATACGAAATGAACGCCAACCTTGGCTTTCAATATCCCAGACTGAGATTGTATTTGGATTTTCTGCCCTTGGCAATGATTCTATTAGAAGTTGTTGTCCTGGTGCAACATTTGTTGGAAGATATTCTGGTAGTAATGTACATTTCATTGTTCGTTCTGTTCCATCAACTTTTACGAATGTAACAGTAACGACACCATTAACCAACATTTCTTTCAATTCATGCTTATTCATCATTTTTAATTTCCTCATATTGTTTAATATATTCACTCACACGCAATGACATTGCTTCAAACATTGTCTTAGCAACTTCATGTGAAGTTGTGGTAACCTTTGATACGATACCTAAAAATCCGTCTTCCATCATTCTCGAAACATAATCTATTGGTGACACCAATATTGCCTCAAAAATTTCTGGCATTTTTAGTGGTTCTTCCTGAAATATGATGATGTGATATAAATCACCCAGTTCGGTGCCACCAATTTTTTGGCCTGCTTTTTTATATTCGAAACCGCTCACCTCATGTAAACCGTGTTCATTCCTATAGAAATTTAAACCATCAAAATCTTCACTCTTTAATTTGTGTAAGAACTCTTTCATTAAATGCCTTAATATGCGATTTTCTAACTCTGACCATTATCCACGTATTGTAGTAATCGTTTGATTCTAAAACGCTACGTTCAAATTGCTCTTTAGCTTCCAAATATCCACATTCACCTTTAGATTTACACAAGTGAATTATTTCTCTTTTAAAAAGCTCCATGCCATGTAGTTTAACATCATTTTGCAGTTCTGTGTTAGATCCATAGTAAGTTTGCCAGTCTGAGGCTATTTTGTACCTTTTTTTCTTTCCTTTGATTACCTTGGTTTTCATTGAATAGAAAAATTTCTTACCAATGTATTTTTTACCAGTTTTTTCATTGGTAATAATGTAGACGAATCCATAATTATCACCAATGTCTGTTTCAGTGAAATCCTTTTTATTGTATTCCCAATTTAGTCCCATCTCTCATCATCTTCATCGAGTTCATCCTCATTTATATATTCTTCTTGGATGTTGTCGATTGGATCACCACAAAAGGGACAATAGTTTGGTATAGGATCAGAAACAAGTTCTTCCGTGTAAGCCAGTTCAAAAGATGATTCACAATTTTCACATTCTGCTGTTATAAGTTTTTCTGTCATTTATGGTGTTCTCCCCTTTCATGTTTTGCTTCCCATTTAGCACACCAATAGGTAGGCCTAACTTTCGCATCCCATTTTCTACAGTTTTTAGTACCTGGTGCATAGTATTCGCAGTTACCACACTTTTCGTGTCCTAAGGAAGGCTGATATCTTGATGGTAAGTTTTTTGATATTTTTGTACCATCAGGATATTTTCTTTCCATTGCTTCTTTTAGTTGTCTAAGTTTTAATGAGCCCATACATCTCCCCAATCTCCGTTAAGTGCGCCTTTTGCGTAATCAGTGGCTCGGTTCTCAAAGAAATTGGTGTGAGTTGGCGCATTAATCATTTCCTCAACCCATGGTAAAGGATTCTTTTTGACCTTCATAATTCCTTTAAGACCAAGACTAATAAGGCGGCGATCAGTAATATAGCGGATGTAACGTTTAACGTCACTAGCGTCCAAATTGTCCATATTGCCCATGCCGAATGCCAAATCAATAAACCGGTCTTCGAGTAGAACCATTCTTTCAGCAATTGTATAAATTTTCGATTTGAGTTCATCGTTCCAAATTTCTGGATTTTCTTTTATATATTCACGGAACAATTTAATCATGTTCTCTGTATGCATCGTTTCATCAACGATAGACCATGTCACAATCTGTCCCATGCCTTTCATCTTACCATTGCGTGGAAAGTTTAGCAACATGATAAAGGAGGAGAACAACTGCATACCTTCAGTGAAAGCACTGAACACGGCGATATGGGTTGCAGTTGAAGCCTTGTCACCGTTCTTGCTGGAGATATCCAACAAATAATCGTGTTTGTCTTTCATCTCTTGATAATCTAAGAACTGGTTATATGTAGTCTCTGGAAGTCCTAGAGTTTCGATCAAGTGTGAGTATGCGGCCACATGTAACGCTTCACGTGCGGCAAAACCCATCAACATCATGCGAACTTCTGGTTGTGGAAAATAAGGAAGATAGTTGCGAACATAACCGCCAGCAACGTCAATGTCTCCTTGAGTAAAGAAACGGAAGATATGTGTTAGAAATTGTTTTTCTTCATCTGTAAGTTTCTTTTTCCAATCTTTAACATCTTCAGCCATTGGAACTTCAGTATGAAGCCAATGTGATTGTTCGTGTTTTAACCATGCATCATACGCCCACGGATAATTAAACGGTTTAAAATTATTTCTATTGTCGGTTAATTTAAAATTGGATTTCTTAATCATTTATAACTTTCCTGAGTGTGTTTTCATTTGATTAGGTGGCAAACCACTTTTCCAATTCTTCTTGTGTTTTGTAACCAACATTTCTTTTCACCTCTGTGTTGCCGTCCAACATAACTAATGTTGGCACACCACGAATTCCATATTCCATTGCTATATCTGTTTTTTCATCAATATCATAAACTTCAATTGGAATTTCAGTCTTAATATCCTCTAAGGATTTTGCTAAAGACTTGCATGGCGCACACCATGATGCAGTAAATCTTAATACTCTTTTCATTTAATTATATCCCTTTCCATTTAAACATTCTTCGCATTCGCATTCTTTGCAGAAATTGCAGTTTTCACATGTATCGTTACAATGTTGTACACAACCACACTGACACTTTGGTGCAGTAAATCGTTTATAACTTTCGTAATCGTCCATGTAAGATTCCATTTAACCCTCGCAAGCTATACAATCGTTACCTTGTGCTATCAGTGTCATATCAATTTCTTCAATAGCCTTACGTTCAATTTTCTTAGAAACTTTATCGGCCTTGGCTAGTTTTTCGGAACGACAATAATATAGCGACTTCAAACCTTTTTTCCATGCCATGAAGTGTATCGCATGTAGATATTTAATGTGTACATCTGGTCTAAAGAATAGATTTAAACTTTGTGCTTGATCTATATATTGTTGCCTGTCCGCCGCATGTTCAATAACCCAACGTTGGTCAATTTCCATGGATGTTTTAAAGACTTCTTTGTCATGCTCATCCATCCAATCTAAATGTTGGACAGAACCATCATTTGCAATGATAGATGACCAAATTTCACCATAAATTTCTTCACCCTTTGGAGTCAATGGGGAACCATCAGGTGAAAGATGTTTCATTATAACTTTATCCAAATAACGATTCTTGTTTAGAAATGATCCAGATAAAGTGTCCTGACGGTAAGCATTAGCACGCCAAGGCTCGACAGAAGGGCTAGTATTTCCCAAAATGATAGACGAAGAAGCATTTGGAGCAATAGCCATAAGATGACTAAAGCGGAGACCAGTGCCGATAGCGTCAGGAGCCTCACCTCGTATCTTGCCAAGCGTCTTGTTAGCATCGTCTAATCCTCCTCTTATGTTTCTGAAAATTTGATTGTTTAGCGATTTTGCAATGGCTGATTCAAAGGCCACGCCTTTTCGCTGAAGATAAGCATGGAAACCCAAAGCACCAACGCCAATAGAACGTTCACGACTAGCAGAATACTTGGCACGAGCAATAGAGTCAGGAGCATTATCAATGAAATACTGCAAGACGTTATCAAGCATTTCTGCCACGTCCCGTAGAAAAATCGCATTATCTCTCCATTCATCATACGTCTCCAAATTCAAAGATGATAGACAACAAACAGCAGTTCTCTTTTCATCTGTAGGTAAAACAATTTCAGAACATAGATTCGATTGGTGAATCTTTAATCCCTTTTCTTTCAGCCATGCAGGCATTGCACGATTGCTTGTATCAATAAAATGTAGATATGGTTCACCTGTGTGCATACGCAATTCTAGAATTTGTTGCCACAAGTGTTTTGCGGAAACAGTTTCTCGCACCTCTCCTGATTTTGGATCAATCAACTTCCAATCATCATTCGCTTCCGTATCAATCATACACTTTTCGATGATAGACATGAAATCATCGGTGATATTGATACCGTGATGTAGATTCAGGCAACGTACATTCGGGTCACCTGTTGGCTTCCTCATCTCAAGGAAGGGAATAATATCAGGATGGGAAATATCAAGATAGGCAGCGTAAGACCCACGGCGAGTGCGGCCTTGGCGATACGCCAAGCTAGAGGCATCGTAAATTTTGAGGTGCGGCATGACGCCAGTAGATTTATCATCCGCCGAGCGAATACCAAAACCAATCCCGACACCGCCACCAAGCATAGACAGCCAATTAGTTTCACTAAGATTATCAACTAGACCCTCCGCTGTATCTTCAATAAAGTTAAGGAAGCACGAAATAGGCATGCCACGCTTAGAACGACCAAAGCTAAGGATTGGAGTGCTAAAACTGAGCCAATGATTAGAGGCGTAATTGTAAAGGCGCTGAGAATGTTCATCATCACTTCCAAACATTTTGGCCACATATGCGAAACGATGTTGCGGAGATTCTTCATCTTCACGCATATACGACTCTTTAAGTCTTTTGATGCCGAGTTCATCGAATAACTTGTCCTTCTCTAAATCAATTTTAATCCCTAGATATTCTTCCATATTTTACCTTATTATTTTTTTTACGAATGGTTTTAGGTCTGGCGGTGTC